TCACTACAGACACTTTAGCTGGAGGCACCTCAAGAAGTGCAGATTCATATTTATGTGCACAAGGAATGGTAAGAGGAGCATCAGCATCAGGAGATGCAGTAATACAGATTTTAGATTCTGATGATAGCGTATTAGCTACTGGTGAAGCAGTGAGTTTGACTACATCTTACCAAAGAGTATCAGTACATTACAAACTTCCAGTGGGTGGAGCAACTTACAAAATTAAGTTCTGTTCAAGCACTCAACACAATATTAATATGTTGTGGGATGCATTGATGTACGATAAAAGAATAAACACAAAAGTTATTGACTACATAGATGGTAACCTTGCTGGTGGTAATACATACCAATGGGAAGGAACTACAGACCTATCAAGGTCAAGACATCTATCTCCAATAGGTGCGATTAGAGGAATAAGTATTAGAAACACTCACGCATCACAAATATTATATGTAGCGTTTGATACCACTGCGGAAGCAAGTACAGCCGCTATTAAATTAACTGGTAACGATACTACAGAACATAACTTCTTCGTTAGTACACACCCATTAGACTTCAGAAAGAACATTTCTGTAATAGCTAGTGGTGCTAGTACAACTTATGAAGGTGTAATCTGGGGAGTTGCTGCCCCTGTAGGATAGGAGAAACAATGGTTACTATGGCTAGTAATACAGAATATAAAAGCTGGCTTTCGTCTGGAGACGATACTATTGTATCTTTGGAAAAAGCACAGGCTGGTAGAACTACGCTTGATGATATTGCTGATGCTTTAGATGAATACAAAAGATTATTCATAGCAGGTTTAGCATCTCCCGGAGAAGTAATTACATTGTCTAGAGCTTATCCAGAAAATCAAGAGTACGCAGAAGCTTGTCTAACTTTTACTAACGATGATGATGAAGAGAAAGTTATGATTGTTGGAGGTCCCGCATCTGTAGAAGTAGTTGATAGGGAAGGGCATTTAATTACCACAGACGCTTTAAAGAAAGCATTTAAGAAATACATGAATAACTTTAGAGGTAGAAACGTAATGGTTATGCACTCTGATGTTCAAGTAGGACATGCACTCCCAGCGTATATAAGTAAAGCTGGTAATATATTTAAGAGTGGTGTTGATGATAAAGGTTTATTCTTCATATCAGAACTTAGAGATGATACTAAAATATCTAACAGAGTAAGAGATCAAATCAAAAAAGGCGGTATGAAATCTTATTCTATTGCAGGAAGTGCTACTAAAAGTAAAGAAATAAATAAATCTGATGGTAGTCATGTGTTACAAGTAGATGACATGGAACTAGCAGAAGTAACCATATGTGAAAAGGGAGTAAATCAAAACGCTCATTTTGAATTGCTTAAAGGGGATAAAGCAGAAGGGTCTTGTGTAGACGGAAGTTGTTTAACAAAGTCTCACGACCCAGCTCCCGAACCAGAAATAATCGCCATATCTAAATCAGAAATGCCTTCATTTAAAGACATGTTTACAAGTTGGCTTACTAAAGAAAAAGATTCTGACAAGTCTAGAGCAGTAGCAATAGCAACTGCACAAGCTAAAAAAGAAGGTTACAAGAAATTTACTGATGGTAGTCCGGGTGATAACCGAAGAGATAAAATAGCAGAAGCTATTAAAGATAGTGCAAAGTCTGCTAAAGAAAAAGCAATAACTAAAACATTCCTTGTAAAACAACCTGAAAAAGAAGTAGGAAGTATACGATATGGTCAAGAAGATAAAGGAGACTTAAGGTTTAAAACTAGGACTGATAAACTTGAGGGTGGCAGATTTAGAGAGTTCACCCCATTTACTAAACCGGGTGAACTTAGTAGAAGTCAATACAATCCACAAACTGGGAGAGAAGTTACTTCTGGAGTAACTTATGATGAAAAAGGTCAAAAAGGTCTCTACGTTAAACGAGGTAAATTAATCCCTACTTTAGGAAGATCTTCTAGAGGAGGGACTACCACACAAGAGTTGTCATTAACTAAACAATTATTTTTAGATAAACTAAAGGAGATAGTATAATATAATATGAAGAAAGATAGATTCCCAGACATTAAAATAGAAATTAGATCTGAAGGTTTAGCTAAGAAAATTTTAGGTAAGCCTGAAGTATCAACACCATCTGTCTATGGTGAAGAACAACCTGAAGGTAAAAACTTACCTAACGTAGAAATAAAAGGTAAAAACAAAGAATTACAATCTCTTTTAGAAACATCTAATAAAAAACCTAACTACACTGGTTTAGTTAAAGAAGCTATATTTGAATTACGAAAACAACCTGAAGGTCAATATGGTCAATTTCAACCGGGAGGAGTTCCAAAAAAAACGAAAGATGAAGCAGCATCTAAACGAATTGCTTCTACTATAGGAACAACATCCCCTGAAAGTGCAGCATTACAATCAGCTCCTACAAGTGAATCAAAAAAATACAGCACAGAACTCACAGGACAAACTGCAGGAGTGCCTCAGAAAAAAACTACTACTGAAACTGTAGAAAATGTAAGAGGTACAATGACTGGTACACCAGATGAAACAGCTCCGGGTATGCCGGGAGCAGGTGGTGTTAGAAGATTATATAGTGTTGAATCAAAACCTAAAGGATTTGACTCGGCTGATGTATCTCAAACTGCAGCGGCAGCAGGCACTGGTAAATCAGGTATGTTATCAGATAGAAAACTTTCTACAGCTGCTATTGACTATGGTTCTATTGGAAGTATGGGTGCTCCGGGCACAGGTACTAAGGGTAAGGACACAGGTCCAGCAGCTTCCACAGAGATGCCTTCATTAGTGGGTGGACCAGATGTTGATGAAGATGTCATAGAAGGTAGAAGTAGTGGTACTTTACCACCAGACAAATCAACTGAAGGACTTGTTGTTGGTGGACCGGGTGAAGGATTAAAGGATGGTGAAGGATTAAAAGAGGGTGAAGTAAATACTGCAGCAACATCAGCTACAGGAGCTACAGCTACAGGATTCACGCCTACTAAAGAAAGACCTGCTATTCCTGAAACTGATGAAAGTAAAGAGGCTGAAAGAGCTGGTACTCCACAGCCGTTGCTTAACTCATCAGGATACTATAGTGCAGTACTACAGATCGGTGAGTTACAAAATTCTAAGAATCCTAAAGATATAGAGTTAATTAGCCGAAACTATGGGGTTAAAAGCTTATCTGAATTTTTAGATCTATATAAAGCAGTAACACCTAAGAGTATCACAGCCAAACCAAAAGCTAATGTTACTGGTGTTAACATGAGTTCTACTGTAGTAAGTGGGGCTGGCACTATGCAAAAAGGAAAAATAAAAGCTGAACGATCTGTTCCAGCTAGAACTAGACCAAAAAAAAGAGTTCCAAAACTCATAAAATCGGAGAGACCTGCTATGGATAATACATTAAAATATATAATTAAAGAAGCTTTTGAAGAATTTAAGCTAGAGAAAAAAATGGGTAAACCTGCTTTAGAAAAACAAGAGGCTGATGATCCATCAACTTTTAGTAGTAGGAGACTAGCATACGGAGATGTAGGTGCTGGTCAAGTAAATAGACCAGATAGAGCTGAATTTACTCCCGAAGGAAGACCTGCAGCATTTCAACCGGGAGGTAGACCGGGAGGTTTTGGTAAAAGACCGGGAGCAGCCTTCACACGAATGACTGAATCAGGTATAGATGAATATGGTTCACCAGACCAATTTCAAGTAACACGTCCTAAAGATGTTTCTAGAGGAAGTTAATAATGGCGAAAAAAGAGTCTATCGTACCGGGATTAGGTAAAAAACAAATAGCCGTCTTAAATAATGAACATGCTAGACAACTTGAGCATAAAAGACATTTAGAAGAATTAGGTTTTCCTGAAGAAGTAGAACCGGGCTTTGTTCGTCACGCCCCCGTAAGTTATGATGACCCATCTAATCCAACACCCTCAAAGATTGTTAATCAAGCAGGGCAAGACTTAGGAGATCCTAATAGAGAAGGATCAGACCACTTCAAAGAATTTAAATACAAACCTGCAAAGAATATAGCTAAAGAAGCTTTCCTTGATTTCATGCAGAAACAACCTACCAATGTAACAACCCCATTAGGAGAGCCGGGAGATGGATCTTTTCAATTTAATCCTATGGAGGATTCAAATGATGCATCTTCTGCAGGACTCCCAGCAGGAGTAAGTGGTCCCGGAAACTCTGTATTAGCAAATTATCAAAGATCTATTGATCCTTCTATGACTACTAATGTTGCTGGAACAAGAGATGCAAATGATGCATTGTTTGGAATTGATCCCACAGGTGCTGGTATAGGTTCTGAAAATGTAGGTATGACGGGAACTCCGGGAGCAGGCACAGCAGATATGGAAAACTTTAAACCCGCTACTGGAACCGAAGATATATTAAACGCAGACTTCGATACTAAAATGAATGAAGCTCAAACCAGACAGATAGTTAAAGAAGCTGTAAGTGAAGTATTTGTAAATAAAGCTGTAGCTGCAGAACCAATATGGGAAGGTTTTAAAGCAACCATTTCAGGACTATGGGAAGGTGGAAAAACTTTTTTTAATACGGTAGCAAATTATGGCGATGAAAAGAATCCTACAACCCAAAAACTTAAAGAAGATGCTTCAAAAGTAACTGAAAAAGAACTTGGCACATGGTTTGAGGAGTTAAGTGAAGAAAATCAAAAAGCAATTAATGATGCAGGATTAGAAGTTGTGGGGGATATTTTAACAGCTACGGGGGGAGCTTTCACAGGAGCCCC